ACTTCCAGATGGTCATAAACAATAATATGAACCATCCGAAGACCTGCAAGAATATAGCAACGGCCTTTAGGCAGATTATAAAGAGCGCTGTGAGAGATCACCTGCTGCCCCGGACAGCTCTTGAGGATATCACAGCCGACATAAGCCTTCCTAAGTACATCAAGCCTCAGAGAAGACCTCTGACATCCGTTGAAAAGGAAGCCTTTTTAAATGTCAAGCTGTCGCCTATGAAGGATGCTTTTATTTCAATCCTCTATGGTTGTGGCCTTCGAAGGCAAGAAGCTCTAGCCCTCACGAAGTTTGATTTTAATTTCTCCAGGAATGAAGTGAGCATAAATAAGGTTATCGTCTTTAATGGCAACACTCCTGTTCTTAAGCCTTATCCTAAATCCGAGAGAGGCGTGAGAACAATTCCGATTCCTGAGAAGCTTCTCCCCCGGATCCGGGCCTATGTGGAGTCATGCGATAAGCCTTATCTATTCCACGGCCGAGATAACGAGATGATGACCGAGACGGCTTTTAGAAGAATGTGGGACTCGATCATAACTGCCATGAACATAGCTACAGGTTATAATCCGAATGCAAAGAAGTTTAAGGGCGAGAAGCCGATCCAGGGACTCACGCCTCATATCTTCAGACACAACTACTGCACGGAGCTGTGCTACAAAGTTCCACAAATAAGCACTAAGAAAATTGCTCAGCTCCTTGGCGATACTGAAAAGATGGTCCTGGATGTTTACAGCCACATTGTAGAGGAGAAGGAAGACGTAAAAGGAACCATTGAAGAAGCTCTGAGCGTATGACATTTTCGGGTTACATTTTGGTTACATTGATGTCAAAATGGACCCCTAAAGTTACAAAAAGTTACATTTACTTTGGCGTACTTTGGCATACTTTGACATACAACAAAAATAGCGGAAAGCCTGTATTTTTCAGACTTTCCGCTTATTTTATGAGAGTGTGCGTGACAGGATTCGAACCCACGACATTCTGGTCCGTAGCCAGCAGGTCATTGTCCTATTTACGGGATTTGTAAGGCCTGTCGGTTACATTTTGGTTACATTTTGCTCCAATTAAAAAAGAGCCATGGACATAGTCGCATATCCATGGCTCAGTATTAACTCTTTAATGATTCAATTGTCTTTTTCCCTACAATGCCATCCTGAAGAAGGCCGTGATCCTTCTGATAGAGAAGGACTGCAAGCTTTGTCTTCGGTCCGAATACTCCGTCAATCTTAAGATTTGCTCCGTTTTGGTTCAATTCCCACTGTAGCCACTTGACAGAGCTTCCCTTCGCGCCTTCCTTCATCGATGTGCTTTTGAGTGTATAAGGATTCTGCTCTTTGGGAGTCTGACCGGATGCAATAAGGTTTACTACTCCGTCATAGTCAACATCAAGGTCACACTTTGCATTGATCCCGGCGACATCCCCCTTTGAAGAATACTGCCATGCAACTGCGATCTGCGTTGATGGCTTCAGGCTTGATGTCTTATTATAGACTCCTGTGTCATTCCTGGGATAGCGTGCTATCCAAAAGTCAAAGTCTCTTTTTAGGTCGTCATGGATGAGGCGAATGTACCAATCACGATTGCAGTAGATGCCAACGTAATAGCCGGCACTAATGAAAATATCAGAATACTTATAAGCAAGCTCTCTGATATATGCTTTCCCTTTTGCTTCCACTGTCTTATCTTCCAGGTCTAGCCATATGCCATATTCAAGCTTCCTTCCGTTTAAGTGCTTTAGTAAAGCTTTTGCGTCGGCTTCAGGATCGGCCATAGACGCCCTGGCAATATAAATGTATACTCCTCGAGCAATGCCATTGTCTCCGGCTCCTTTATAATTGGCCTCAAAGTATTCGTCTTTGCGATGACTCTGAGCCTCATACTGACATTTCATAATGACAAACTTCTTGCCGTCGGCTGTTACCTGTTTCCAATCTATTTGTCCCTGATAATGGCTTACGTCAATCCCGAATACTTCTATCATAATTATTCCTCTTTGGTTTTATTATTTTTCATAATAAAGACTGCAGTTTCAATAAGTTCAGATAGCTGCTTCTGTGTGATCCTTATTCCGTTATTATTGGCCCAGGCTGTTATCCTGACCAGGACCTCTTCTTTCTTATCCTTTCCAAGTATGAAATCCGGATCCTGCTGAACTGACTTGACAGCTTTAAGTATCTCATCAAAGAGGTTGTCGCTAACCATCTTTGCAAGCTTAATCTTCAGGTATGGCAGGACATATCTCATGAGAAGAAGTGTTGAGCCTGCCACTATGATCTGTATTATGGTATATAGGAAATCATTCATGTTTAATCACTCCTTTTGAGTTTATATTTCTTTATTACGGCGCATAAAAGCGTCTCGCCTCCGAATGCTGCATAGAGGCATGTCGTTAATGTGTCGTGAGTTATCCCTGTTATGGTGGAACAGATAAACTCCGCCAAAGTATAGAGGATAAGGACAGAAAAAGAGAATATCAGATACTTGTCGAGATCTGGGAGCATTCTCTTTTTCTGAAGCCTTTCTATCCCGGATTCAGTTTTCTTCCGAATAATGTTCTTCATGAAGTTCGTCTATCCTCTTGTGTGCTGATGAGGCCTTCTGCTCAACTTTAATCAGTCTCTCCTTCATCTGATCGAAGTCAGTCTTAAGCCCCTTGAGCTCGGTTTTGAAATCTGCCTTAATCTCCTTAAGATCTGACTGCACTAGTTCCATCTTTGTGAGAATGGCCTGAGCCTGAGCCCCCTCGCCTTTTTGATCACCCTTTACGTTCCGCCACAGTGCCAACGCTGCGATCAGAAGAGAGAGGACTGTAGCTGCATCTCTTAAATCAAACATTTATCTCCTCCTTCAGTAAGGCGATATGGTTTATCTGTTCAACTTCTTTGCTTTTATCCAGCTCCTCGGCCGGTACATATTGCAGAAGCAAAAGGAACAGGCTGTCGATAATGTCGGCCTGTTCCTTTATGATTGTATTCTGCCTGTCTACCAGCTCGGGGATTGCCTTACTCTTCAGAGATGACATACTCATAGCCATCTACCATGAGATTTGTGTCAACATCTGCACGGTATCTCTCATAAGGTCTTCTCTTGGGATTTACGAAATAGGCTTTGTACTTGGCCTTTCCCTGCTCCTCCGATTTGTCAGCTGCTTCCTCGATCATTCTTGTGATAAATGCGATCATGACTTTGCTCCTTTCTTTTTTTAATATTTTTATAGGCTATTAGCCCATAAGCTCAGGAATTACTTCTGTGAGAAGGCTGTCGAGAGTCTGAGACGTCTCCGTTACGAGATTGCTCAGCATCTCATTCTCTTCTGTGAGCTGCTTGGTGTTCTTAGGGATTGTCCCTTCGTATTTCTCGAACTTGCCTGCATTATAGATGTACTTTCCGGGCTCATAATCTGAAGGAATGATGTCGCAGGGGATAACGTCAGAGACATTGTAGAAATCGTCTGCAATAGCAGAGCTTGCAAGCTGCTTCACGTTCCCATCAGAACCAATCACTCCCAAGGCGTCCTTCTTCCTGAGGACAATTACCTTTTTGCCGGTCCGCTCATTCTTTCCAACAAATTTGCATTCGTCCGTTACGTCTATCACAATACGGCCCGTATTGACATGGATATACATTATTTCCCTCCTGTTCTATGAATAGCTCATCGTTAATAAATAGCCTATTGTAGAGCTCATCCATCTGTTTGATCGTCCTATATTCGTTCTTGTATTTCTTTGAGTAGTTCGTGGATGATGCCGGAGTGTGCTTCAAATAGCCTCTCCAGGATGCGTATTGCTGCCTGACTATGCTATAAGAGATCTCTCCCTCGTCTATCATCTTCTTAAACTTCTTAAGCATCCTCCGCTCATGGGTGATGTTCCTTCGATGGTGCTTTGTTATCACCTTACCGGAGGGCAGAGGGATATATCTTTTCTTAAGAAAAGTGAAGCCTTTTGAGATCTTTGCTATATAAGTCTTCCTCTCAGAAAGTGTTATCCCGAGTTTCTTTGTTATGGCTCTTATACTCTCCAGGACCTTGTGAGCTTCTTCCTTTGTTTCAATAAATAGGTAGAAGTCGTCGTTATATCTGTGATACTGCTTAATTCCTAAGACAGTCTTGATATAATGATCGAGCTCATTCGGAACTGAAATAGCGAATATCTGATTGAGCTCGCTTCCAAGGCCGAGGCCTCTTGGCCCGTAGTGTGATATGCTCCTGCTGACGTAATCGAAATATCTTTTATCCATAAAGAGCTTGCTGATTATTTCTAAAAGGACATCATGGTCTATGCTGTCGAAGAATGATGAGAAATCGCCTACTATCACATAGCCGTTCCATCCATGAGCATGGTACCAGCTCCGCAAGTGTTTAAGTGTCCTCCTTCTTGCGTAGTCTGTTCCTCTGCCTTTAAGGCTTGCGCTGTTGTCATAGATGAGACTGTTCTTCATCATCGGGACAAAGGAATTGAATGCCAGGCTCTTCTCGATGCATCTTTCTGAGATGTGGATGCTCCTGATCCGGCGCTTCTTTCCTCTTTCAAATATATTGAACTGATAGAATCCTTTGAAGGTGTCCTCTCCGGCTTGCAGCTTCTTGTGGGTCTTTAAAGTATTCCGATATAGGTTAAATCCATATCTCTGAACAGAAGACTTCCATCTGACATTCTTTCTGCATATCAGATAGGCCTTGGCAAGTTCTTTGACTGATGTCGCCTTGTCGTAATCTCCATAGAGCATATTGAGCTCATATCTACGCTTGAGCCTCTTTGCTTTTCTCCTCTGATATCTCA